GTATTGGTGAATTATTTATACCGATCACTGTAGAAGAGGCAAAAGCATGTGATGCCGCAGATAAATTAGAACTCGTGCTACATTGTTATGAGTTGATCACACAAGGTAACAAGTCTGCTGTAGATGTAATGAATCGGGGTATACGGTATTTAAAAGAAAAGTACCCACACGAGAAACAAGTAAACAGAGCATTAAAAATGATAATACGCTTACATAATCTGAGTAAATAAACATGGTCTTTTGTGTTTTGTAGGGTATATTTACCATAGTAAACAATACAACCTAGAAAGGATTTACTATGGCAAAGCCAAGAAACAAAAACGTAGGCGTTAGCTTTGAACTATACGAAGGTTTAAAGGATTTACAACAAGAACTAGACTCTAACCTTGGGTTTAAAATTACTTTGACTCAAGTTGTTGGGCATTTACTTGCTGAGTACCGCAAAACTACAAAGGCATGGTAGCATCAACATTTTTTTACTAGACTATAACGTTACCCAATGTGCTAAGTACCATTGCGATAAACACATTGTAAAGATGCCACTAGAAACCACACAAATGCTTTCTACTGTGCATTGGCGTTATGAAAACGAAGGGCCTTACCTGCCTGTACATGAAAAGCACCCATGTACGTTATGGGCAGGACAAACAGTGGAAAACTACATTTGGTTATGGAGGCTAGGCATTGCATTATGCAAAGAGTATACTTACAGGTATGGAAAAGTCCATGCTTGCGAAACAGTTCTTGCCATTTTACGGTGTCCCCCTATATTGCTGAAAGCAAGGGGCGTAACAAAACATCCGCAAGCGATGCCAGATGAGTACAAATGTAGTGATCCTATACAGGCTTATCACGATTATTACATAAACGAAAAAGCAAGGATATGTTCATGGAAAAAAAGGGAAACCCCGCCATTCATGACACTGTAGGTAACAATGTCATACCATTTGTGTCAAAACCAACTGTTAGTGACGCAGAAAAATATGCAGAAGCTACGTTTAAACAGAAAAAACAAGAAAAAGGTACGTTTTTAGAAACAGAGGTAGATGTACTCGTATGCTCTCTATGTGAAAGCAATAAGTTTTTTCTAGTAAACGATGACAAACGTACAGTAGGATGCTCTAGTTGTGGGTACTTAACGTCAACACATTGGATTATTCCTAATGGCGAGTGAGTTTGATGTATTTGATTTAATTAATACTGGGATAGCAATTTTTGCGATTCTTTCTGGTATTGTTTATGCGATCATCAAAACTAAAATAGATGTAGAACATCTTACTAAAAAAGTAGAAACATTGTTTACTCTTTTCAATACAATGCGTGATAAAGATCGCGATAAGTAACGAACACTTTTTGCTTAACATTGACTTTTTTATATGTACAATATAATTAATAACAACATAACCTGTAGAAAGAGGTATTTCACATGATTATTATTCCCAGAGAATACAAGTACCATGACAATGCTAAGTTGTTCCAGTGCTATTGCAATGCTCGCAGAACATATTTCAGCGCATTAGGGCATAACAAAGCAGAAATGAATGACCGCATTGCTAAAGATTATGCTGAAGAGCTAACCCGCAGGGAAGCTGATGTACCTACTGATGATGATGTTGAAAAGTATGGTATATTTAATGGTGACGGTACATGGTAAAAAAGGAGGGTGGTAATGTTAGAAACAATTACTTGTCTAGCAATAGCCATTTATTTTGAAGCAAGGGGCGAACCTGTAGATGGGCAGATAGCCGTTGGCAATGTTATACTCAACAGGGCCAAAGACCCACGGTTCCCCAACGATGTGTGTAGTGTGATCACTCAGGGGCCTACACACAAATGGAACCAAACTTATCCAGTAAAGCACAAATGTCAGTTTAGCTTTTACTGTGATGGCAAAAGTGATGAACCTAAAAACGATGAGTCATTTAGGAAAGCAGTATTTCTTGCGAGAGAACTCGTAATGGGTAAACCAGATTACAGCAAAGGAGCATTGTTCTATCATGCTGTATATGTCTACCCACAATGGGCTACAAAAATGAAGCCAACCGTTAAAATCAACAAACACATTTTTTATGTAGAAAGGTAGTTGTATGCAAACCGAGGAGTGGATGAAACGTAAAAAAGAAGAGCTAAGAGTAACAAAAGCTCATACCGTTTTTAAAGAACAAGTAGCAGAAAACAAAAAAGAATTGGAGGAAAGAAATGGTAACTTACTTAGTGATAACAAGCATACTTCCAGTACTGTGGTTGCTGACACTAGCCTTAACGCCTTTAACATAAAGGAATTTGTAGAGGCTCAAGCGCAACATATACAGTTTAATACGCGACTCATATTAAAACTGGAAAAGCGTGTAAAAGAACTTGAGGAAAGGTTAAGGGGTTACAATCCATGGTAAACTACGCAAACGTCAGGGCAAGTGTAAATGATCTTTTACACTTAGCCGAAACTGAACATGATTTAGAAAAAAGACAAAACTTAGGTCAGCCTGTAGAGTATACTGAAAGTCACAAACTAGGTGTTTTATCTTTTGCTCTAGCTACTATCTGTTTACATGTCCCACAAGCAAGGGACAGGTTAGATAAGATGATTAATCAAAAACAACAGTTTATTGCGACATTGCAGAAAAAACGGTAATGTATGGGGATGTTATGGGTTTACCTCATTAAATTTAAAGTAAAGGAGCATCCCCCTGATATGAAAACGATAAAAAATATGTTTATACATTTAAAAGATCAATTCACAGAGCTTTCATATTTTTGGCAGTTCACTGTTTGTTGCATTTTGATTTTTAGTATCATTGTGCTTGGCATGATCATTCATCAATGATAATGTGTGGTAAGACTAACCTCATCCTTAGTCTATCACTCCCTGGAACTCCCCCAACAGGTTTTTCCTTCATCCTGTTGGGGTTTTTTTATGAGATTACGACGAGAGAGAGCGTACATATGTTGACCCTACAAGAGTTAAAAGAAGAACTAATAAAAAACGGAGAAAAAGCAGTTGAAATTGGACAACCAATGGCACTTTCAATTGTCAGGAGGCTTGGTGGTGTGAAAGCAGTAGCCGATTTAATTGAAATACCAAAGGTAAGTCCTGTCACTGTAAATAACTGGATTCATAATGGGTTACCTCCAAACTACACAACACGCGAAGCATTAAAAAGAATCGCAAGAAGGAAGTACAAAAAAGGGGCGGTGTTGACAAGGTTGTTAAAGGATATTCAGGAAGCGCGAACAATTAGGATAAAACAAGGGTTGCGTACTTAAAAGTCAACTTATATACTGTACCTATAACTTAAATAGAACCCACATAGAAAGGTGGTTATTATGACAAAAGTAGTAGCGTTAAAAAAAGAGGCTCCTAGCACTGCCAAGGCATCCTCTAAAAAAATAGTAAAAGCCGTTGCCAAGAAAAAGCCAACCAAGATCAAACTTTCTGGCTTTCCTGCTGAGTTATTACTTAACGGTGAAGAACGTACTTACGATGATATTACAAATTTTATGAGAGCCGAAACAGGGGGCAACGAAAACAACGTTGAAATACAATGCCTTGTACCAAGCCCTGAAGATGTACCCTTTGGATGGGGTGGTAAGAAAGGAGGTGTACGGCACTTCATCCAATCGGCTTTTCTAACAGGCATAAAAGGTGACAAACGGTTAGGGTTTATCCTTAACCAATGTGCCAAGCTCGGGCATTCACGCAAAAAGCCCAACGTTCTGCTCGCCCTGTTAAATGGCGGTTATTCTCCTAGCAGTAAGTACTGGGGGACGCCATACGTTAAATTAATTGTGAACAAGTAAGACTAAATAACTATAGCCCCTGACATTGTTAGGGGCTATACTATTTATATTAGTTCATAAGCCGAGAAAGGGTTTACCATGACACACAAGTTTTTTCACTACTGCAACCTGCCCCCTTCTACGTTTCAAGTAGCCACATATGGGTGGGAGTTCAAAAGCCTTACCCAAATTGCCAATCGTGCTTCATGCAATGACCCCGACACAAAAACGTTTATTAAAAGACAATTACTTGATTTATGCTCAGGGCATGGCGATGTGATTTTTGCCTTGTACGACCCTGAAACCAACGACTGCCCAAAATTGCACGACTGGGTTGAAACTACCCCACGCAACAAGGTGAAACTTACAGGAGCTTTGATGCACCATAATGTGACTAATAAAGTAATCACTTATCATGCAGGGCTAGGGCAGAAAATGTGTAGATTAGTGCTACACGAAACACCAAGCCAAGAAGGACAAGAAATGTTTGTCGTACCGTTGCCCCAATAACCCGAACACAAAAGACACAATAATGGTAGCCCCTGACAACTTTGGGGGCTATTATTTATACAGTACACAACAAACCGAGAAAGGGTTTACCAATGATACAGTTACACAAATATCTTGATGATTTTGTTTGTTACAGCGATTACATTGAAGATGTAACCTGCCCATATGAGCGTAGGGTAAATCAACTTGTTTTTCCTGCTATTGACAAAGCTATTACAGATTTTATGCACACCGTCCTACCCATAAAGCAATACACCACTGAGGGCGGCGCAGTTAACCAGAACAACGCTGAAAAAGTTGTTAATGAGTTAGGTTTGTTGCGTGACAAAAGTACCAAACTTGAACAAGATTTGAAAATAAGCTACCACATACCGCCTACCGACCGTGACACCACGGCACTGTATGGTATTGATGTACGCTTAGAGTTTTACTTTTTACCACCTGACACAGTAAAGCACGTATTGACACCTACCCTTGACACCTATTTTAACAAGATGGTGGTAATACACATTGATGAACTTGAAAATTACGATTTTATTTTAGGTTAGGTAACGAGGGGGTGCGGTGCAGACGGCGTGGCACATTGGTCTCCAAAACCAAGGTTAGTTGACACTAGCCAGTAGGTTAGAATCCTATCACCCCTGCCAACCTACGCGAACACAAAAGACATAATAACATTTGTCCCTAACAATCACAGTTGGTACTGTATATATATTAATAATTAAACCGAGAAAGGGTTCACACATGATGCTACATTCTAACTTTGTTCAGCCCAAATACTGCCCCTACGCATTGAAGCAGGAAGAAGCTGACGTTTTGCTAACTGAGAAAAATTACATAAAACCTGACGAATGGTCGGTTTTCGTAAATTGTTGTCACTTACAAAAAGGTTATGAAAATTACATCTATGCAGGGTTACATAGAGATCTTGTTGCCTTGGCTGAAAAAACCAAAGGTGACATATTTTGGGACAACGATGCCCGAGACCCGATACGTAGCACTGGGTTTTACCTTGACACGCAAGGTAGCGAAATATTAAGATGGGAGACGCCCAACTGGTACGGACTAAGCCAACCACAAAAACGAATTGTGATTGCAAGTAACGCTACCCGAGGCACACCGACCAATACCCATGTAGTGACAGTAAGGGCATCAGACGGCCGAGGACCGTGGGCCTTTAAGAACCTCGCCGTTGTATGGCAGTAACCTGAACACAAAAGAGGTAATAATGGTAGCCCTTGACTACGGCTTGGGCTACCATTTATATAGTACCAATTAAACCGAGAAAGGGTTTACAAATGACACAACCACGTGACCAGTTTTTTGATAAGTTTATTACTGACGCAGGGTTAGCACCATACACCGACAACCACCATGACAACCTGCTTGGTGGCCCAAACAGTGACCCAGTACCCGCACACGACGGTATGGACGCATACATACACCACATTGACAATGACACAAGGCTAGTAATAACGAGCCACGCTTTTGGGGGCATTGTTACCGTGATGGTTTACCAACGTGTTGACACCCCAGTTACACTAGTGCTTGACGCAAAAAACATAGCAAGCCGTGACTACATCAGCCAAATGCACGTTATAACGACCTCTTACCAATGCGCTGTAGCCGTTGACGCAGTAAAACCAATACTGAACCTATAACCCTTGAAGGTGGGGGGCCTGTTGCCCCTCACTTTTTTACCCACACATCTCAACTTAACGACGCACCAGTAACACTCAAACTACCAAGGGGTATATACCCCTACATAAATACTTTGAGACCATCACAAGGGCCTTAAAATAGTCAACAAAAAGCCTCAATAAATGCAACTTTGTATAATAGGGGTAAATACGATTTATGATGAAATGGTTTTTTAACATTTGAAAATATACGATATATGACTATACACATATAAACAATGAGTTAGCAGGGGTATTGAGATATTGTACATGGTCAATGGTTCAATTAATCAGTAACTTTCTCGGTACGCGCGATTAATTTGGAATTTTTTAAGACTAGTAACTTTTCGTAATTCTTCCTATTATAACAAAGTAGCAAAACAAAGAGGACATCAACATGGTTTTAGCAAAAGCTACTCACAAGCCAACGCTTGAAATTGTAGCCAACCCACGAACAGAAAAGAACATAACACCCAAGCAAGAAGAGTTTGCAAGACTATATGTTTGTGAGGACATCAGCCAAACAGAGGCCGCAGTCAGGGCAGGATACTCAGTAAAATCTGCACACGCCATTGCATCACAACTATTAAATGGTCAACGCTACCCCAACGTGGTTGCGAGAATAGGTGAACTAAAAGCTGAGTTAGCCAAAAAGTACGAAGTCAGCTTTGAAAGCCATGTAAAAAAGTTAGCTGAAATAAGAGACCAAGCAATGACAGGTGGTAACTTCGCCGCAGCTGTTGCCGCTGAAAAATCACGAGGGCAAGCCGCAGGTCTCTACATTGATCGTAAAGAAATACTGCATGGAAAAATAGACCAGATGGACAGGGAGCAAGTGATGAAAGAAATACAGAAGCTCCAAAAAGAGTTTCCTGCACTTGCCGCTGTTGCTGACGGCAATGTACTGATAGAAAACCAAGCGGATGACAAGACAAAATAAGATATAAAAAAGGTTACTCAGTGTAAACGCTGTTGCTATACTAATTATAGTTAATAAATAACCGAGAAAGGGTTAGACAAATGGGTACAAGATGTAACATAGTTTT